CTCATCAATTCCATTAATTGGGTAGCTCTTTGTTATATTTATTCTCCTAGGAGGATTTAAGTTGTCTGTCCAAAATAATAAGTCGTCAATCTTATTTATACCATTTATAAGGTATTTGCTATCAAAATTTAAAACATCTTCTGAAACTACGTGGTATGTAGTTATCTTACTAGTCGTATCATAAGAAAGTATAACATCTACGTCTGTTGATGTAACGAACCAGTATATAGTCTCGTTTGAACCATCCTCGTAAGATCCAATACATACAGCGTCATCACTGACGTATTTTATGTCAGTAAGAAGTGTATTTCCTTTTGAGTTTTCAAGTGCTCCGACACTACCTAAGTCAGAGTTACTACTAGCTCCTAATTCTGTAGACCCAACTCTTATGTTTAAAGCGTCTATGTACTCTCCTTGTTGAATGAATCTTTCGTCATAGTCCTTATTCATTTTTCCAAGGTAGAATAATGCTTCGGCTGAATTTTCCGTATTTGCCATACTTATTTAATCCATTTATCTTTACCTCTCATATTCATAAGAAGCCTTCCTGGGTGAATATTTCCAATTCTAATTCTAGTATTTCTTAGTATAGCTGTCTTTTCTTTTTTAGCTCTCTGTACAACGTACTCCTGCACTCCCAGCTTAGAGTTAAGTAGCATATACTTTATGTACGCATACATAAACTCTTCAGCCATCTTATTAACATTAACCTTTGAGTCATCTCCGCCCTCCATTCCATCTGATACGTACTCAAGAATACACAGCTCTCCAGCCATTCCAGATCCAAAGTTTATAACTCCAGATGCCTTGTCTATCTTGTATGTTGGGTTTATATTAGCTGTCTCAGTATTTAACCCGAACTTGGCCCCAACTGGATAGTCAAAGTACCAGTTACCATCATAAAATAACCCCTCTCTTCCGCTAAACGGTCCAGATCCTGGGTACATAGTCTTTTGTTGATTAGAAACCCTGTCATTGTCTAGCATAGACGTGCCCTCTAAAATATTTCCGTCCTGATCAAACAAGATTCTACATTTATTATCTTGTAAGTAACTGTTGCTATAGTTTGTCTGAATATTTTCTGTAAGCGGTCTAAGTACTCCGTCTTTGTATAAAGATATTCTTATGTAATTAACATAGTCGTCTGGTAATACAAATTTAAGGTCGTCACATATACTTATTTCTAGCACCTTTGTCTCCTTTAGTGCGTCATAATTTATCTCTTGAATCCCTCTCTTTGCATGAAACAACACGTTGTATCTTGGAACATTATTTATTAACTTGTCGTTACCAACATACATTAACATAAAATTATTTACAATATCTTCTAGAGATGTGTACTGGTAAGAACCCCAATTTTCAAACTCTGGAGAGTTTCCAGCATTCTCATAATACTGATATCCATTTAGGTATGCCATTGTTATCCTTGTGTTTGTTTATTACTAGTCTGTTCTGAGCTTCCAAATGCATACACGTCACCCTCTCTTATTGACAATCCAGCGTACTTTAATATCTTAGCCACTAGTAACGGCTCGTCAGTAAGCGGAAGTTCAAAGTCCTGGTAGTCATTATTTGGATTAAATATAGGAGCTCCACCTACCATTATGTATGTCCACTTTGGATCCTTAGGAACTCTTATGTACTGAGACTTAACACCAGTTGAAATAGTACTTGGATACACAGTAACAAAGTCACCCTCCTGAGTGTAGGCTGGATATAGCGTGGATGGAGATGTAAGGTTTGAAGATAATAAATTAAATATCTTGTCCTGAGACACCCTGTCCACTTCCTTTGATCCGTATCTTATTGTATTTATGTAGTAGTAGTCTGATGGAAGTGCAAATTTATCTACACTGTATGAAAGTGTAGCGGTAGACGATAGGCTATCTATAACTTCCTCAACCATCTTTGTCATATCAGCATATCCAGTTCCAGACTGTCTATTATTCATTTTATTTATCCAGGTGTTGTACTGGTAGAAATAATCTTCAAATATATCTATCTGTGCTTGTTTTGCATATAAGTTAAAATCATCTGGAGTTATGTACCCAAAATTATTTTTATTTACGGCAGAAAGTACCGTACTTCTTACTGAATCTATCATTATTAAAACTTTTTACAAAGATAGCAAAAAAAAACACCCCTTATTTTGGAGTGTTTAGTTTAATTATTTTATGTTATTCTCTAGTAACTTTAAAACCTCAATACCTTCATCTGTTTGTAGGTATGAAGCTAGTATGTAGTTTTTATCCTCTCCATAAGGAACGGTTAGAATCTTCTTTTTATTTTGTGGCAAGTTAAAGTAAATATCTCTGTCCTTGTTTTTCATAACAATTACATTATATTCAAAAAACTTAGCACAAGTGTTCTGTAGTTTTAACATAGGGTCACTCAACATATTTAAGAAATCATTCGGATATGACTTGGCATAAACAAACACGTCTCTCTTTAATTCAGCCGTAGACATCTTCTCGATGTTTACTCCTAATAAAACTCTAGCTACAGCCTCTAGCATCTCTACGCTAAGATCTCTGGCAGCTATTTGCGCGTCTAACTCAGAGTTAAAGTACTCTATGTCATCTGCTGCATTTTTTTCATTGTTAACCTCTTCAAATACGTCACCGTATCCTGGGTGTAACGATAAGAAGTATTGTAAAACTGGATTTGTTTTAGAAACAATTAGTGCCCCATCAACAAAAATAATCGGCTCTAAGATAGAGTTTCCGTCTTGATCTTCTTCGAATGGTGACTTTTGATTTACAGCGTATCTTAACGCTCTGTTTGATGTTCCATCGAAGTGCAATAGAGGTGCTCTACGCGTATTTCTTGATGACAACATATAGGTAAGTGGAGTCGAGTCTCCCTTTAAAATGTAGATCTTATCTACTGGTACTGCTTGATTTTTCATTTGATATAATTTAATTTATTAAAATAAGAGGACGCGGCGATTATCACCGCATCCCCTGTATTATTTATTCTAGTTTGTGAACAAGAAGAAGTTATTAGCTCCTAATGTACATAAAGCTCTCTCAGATAAGAAGTGAACTTCCATTGCATCTAAGCTAGAGTTTTGTGCTCCACCTGCAGATCCAGTGATCCAAGTTTTGTAACGTCTGTCTTCTGTTTCAGAAGCTCTGTAACGTACGTGTAAGAATGGACGTTTAGCGTTTTTACCAAGAACTTGATCGTAAACTGTAGTAGATCCAGCTGGAACTAATACACCATTTACAGCACCACCAACGATACCACCTCTTAATGAAGCGTCATTTAAGTACTTCCAGTCAGTTTTGTAGAAGTCATAACCTCTACGGAAACCTGTGAATCCTAAGTTCAAAGCCATATCCTTATCGTTGTCGAACAATCCGTAAGATGTTCCGCCTCCTCCATAAGAGTTTTGAGCTGCTAACATATCGTCAATGTCGAAAGAGAACTGACGGTTGATGAACAATACGTTCTCTTCGATAGCTCCTTGTTTGTCAAGTCTCTTGATGATCTCATCAAAATCAGACAATGCAGTTGGGTTACCACCACTGAATACGTTACCTCTGTTTCCAATAACATAGAACATACCTTCAGATCCTTTGTTTCCTACAGATGTAGTAGCAATAGCTCCAGAAGCTGCCTCAGCAGGAACTGCCTCAATCATAGACATCTCTAAGTAGTCTTCGAAACGTAAACGAGTTTCGTGCTCTGATTTAATGTACCACAAGAAACCTGTAGCTCCATTTTCAGTTGTAACCTCAATCCATCCAATCTGAGCCATATCAGATCCAGTAACAGCGTACTTCTCTTTGATGATGATTGGGTTGTTAGAGAAGATAGAGTCAGAAGCCTCAACAGACTCAGCAACTCCGTTTGTTCCTTTTCTAAACTCAGAACCATATACAAATGCACTTAACACTGCTGTAGTTCCAAATGTTTGACCTGCAGCTGCGTAGTAAGCAACATCGAATGTGTTTGCACTAGAAGAAACTGCTGTAATGATACCTTTGTTAGACAAAGAAGATGCGTTATCAGATAACAATACTGTTTGACCAACTTTAAATGCGATTCTAGAAGTACCAGAAAGGTTAGAAGATGGGATCAATGTGTCACTAACTGTAATAACAGCAGTGTCTGCTCCAGCTGCTGATGCAGATGCACAGTTAACATATTTTGTGTGTAGACGACCTTGTTCAGCCCATTTGATAAGGTCTGATGTAGAAGGCATCTCAGCTCCAACAGCTCTTAAGAAAGATGCTACTGAGCGGTTACCGTAACGTTCGAACTCTTTCTCGTATGTATCAGGAAGATACTGGTTCAAGAAGTTGAAGTCGGTGATGTAATTTGTTGCAAGAGTTTGTCTCGTTGCGCTTGGTTGTAATGCGAACCCTGGGGTGCTTGCTACTTGTGCTGGCATGTGTTTGTTTTTTAATTGTTTCTATTACTTTTTATTTTTAGTCCTCTTCCACTATCGCTATCGGAAGCTACAACTTTAAACCCTTCTTGGCTGATTGATTGAGGTGAACTTCTAAAGCTCATATCAATGTTTTTAGTTTTTTTTGCATTATCTAATAATGCCTCAGCCTTGCCTTGTTCATAAAAGAACTTGGCCATTTTTTCTGGATTCATAGCGGCAGCTAATGAACGATGGTACCCTACACTATCAGCAATCATTCCGTTCTCATCTAAGTGTTTAGATATGAAGTTAGATACATCTGACTGAGATCTCTTTGTCTCTTGAATATCTCCAGGTAAAAACTTAATGGTCTTATCTCCTACGTTGAAATCAAAACCTTTGAATTCATCTGAGAAAAGCTCTTCTGTTTTCTTTTGAAAGTATTCAGACTTTCTTTGATTCTCTTCTTGTTGAGTATGTGAATCTTGAACATATTTCTTGTAAGCATCATAGGTACCCTTCTCCTCATCTGAAACAAGACTTCCAGTTGACTCAACTGGTATCTTATATGCTTCTTTCGAATCTTCAAAATACTTCTTAGCTTTTACAAGCTCTTTTTTCTTAGCGAGTTCTTTTTTTCTAATATCCTTTGGATCATCCAGATCCTCGTCATATGAAAACTTATCCTCCATAAGATACGCAATATCTTCATCGTCTAGATCTTCATCCGTCTGAGAGTAATACTCCGCCAATAATGAGTCTGGATCCATTGAGTCGTAGTTTCTGTTTAATTTAACAAAATCTTCAATCCCTCTTCCAGTCTCTTTTTTATATTTAAAGTATGCAGATACGTCACCAGGTAACTCTTCTGCGTCTACTCTTTTTTGAAATAGTTCGTCAATAGAACCTATCTCTTTATTGTATCTATTTTTAATGTAGGATAAGATGTCATCATCCTTTAGTTCTTCTTTTTGAACAACCTCTTCTCCGACTATTACGTCTTGTTGAACATCCTGACTAAACTTCTCCTCGTGTTGATCTAACAACTGTTGCTCTACCTCTTGAATAGACTTTTGCTCAGAGACACCTAAGTCCCTAACTGTGAAATTTTCCATTTGATTTGATTTTAATTTTTAACAATTCCATTTATCTAACGCTAGCTTCTTTCTAGTCGGATCTCCGTTTGGCTTCTTCATAGGCCCTGGAACTCCAGACATTCTAGCGCAGAATGATTTTCTTCTATTTGCATCCTTACTACCTGGCTTTAATTCAGAAGGCTTTTTTGTTACAGCCATCTTTAATTTAGATCCTGGATTTTCTTTTCTATACGATGCGACTCCTTTTTCATTTAGTCCACCTGTTTTAGATTTCCCTTCTTTTCGTGTCCACGCTGCTGTCTTCATTTTTTTTGCAAAGTTAGTAATTATCTAGGTTCAAATTCAGAGAGATCAAATCCATCTAAACTATCCTCGTTCGACTCAAAATTAACTGGAGGTAAGTTATTCTTACGCTGATCAATTAGTTTTGATTGCTGTGTGTTCTGTATACTTATCCTCTTATCCTTGGCAGCCTCTTTGGCTGTGTCCTTATTACTCATTTGCTCAGTCTCTATGCCTTTTATTTGCATCTGTAGATCAAACTCCATCTTCATAAGTTCCATCTTTAACTGAGCCTCTTGCTTCATCTTTTCAATATCGAATCCAACCTCTGCCTGCTTGATCTGCATCTTAGACTGGGTCTCAGCCTGTATAGCCTGTATAGCATTCTGAGCCGCTGCCTGTTGAGACTGCTGCTGAATCTTACCCTGCATCTCCTGTTGAGCCTGCTGACTTTTTCTAACTGACTCCTCTTTCTTCTTTCTTTGTAACTTAAGAAACTGATTCGCTAGCTTTAGGTTTCTCATATCTCTGATATCTATAGCGTCCTCAAGGTATATAGAGTCTCTAGAGAGTGCCATCTGAATGTTGGCCTCTAGCTGAGCCTTTTCCTCCTCATCTGGAGCCAACTCTATAAATATTCCAAAGTCATATATATGAAGATCCTTAATGTCTTCAAGTATGCTTACGTTATATTTTCCTATCTGAAGTATAAACTCCTCCTTAAAGTCAGAGTACTCAAGAATATCTGCAACCCTATAAGAGATAGCCTCTGATACGGTCTTTGTTATATATAAGCTGGACTCTAGTATGTGTCTAGTGGCTGTATTAGAGTTAAGTGCTGCAAGTTTTTGAACTCCTACTAAAGAGTTTGGATCTGGCATAGAGCCATCCCTTGCCTCATTAAGTCCAGTTACATCTCTAATCATTCCAAGGTAGTGGTTATAGCTACCTACAAGACTAGCTATCTTAGCCTGTCCACTGTTAGAGTTTAGTTCCTGGATAGGAACCCTCGCGTTGTTAAATTCTCCATCACCTGTGTAGCTCCTACCGATAACACTACCAGTCTGGAAGTATAACCTAAGCGCGTCCTCTGGTGAATAAGCAGATCCATTTCCTAGATCAACCTCATTGATACCATCGGCATCTATAAATACCCCATCTGGAACTACCTTAGATATAACCTGTTGTAACTTCAAGTGGGTAACCTGTATTAGATCTGCAAAAGGAATCATTCTCTTAACAAGAGACTCTATAACACCCTTATACATTCTTGGAGCCACTGCAATATAGTTTGGCATTGCGTGCTGTGATGCAGACTTTGGTCTTACCATATTTCTAGATAACTCCCACTTAAGCATAATATTTGTACCCATAACCATCACGCCATCGTACCAAACATCTATTGTCTTCTCGATCTTTTCAAACCCACCCTCGTCCATCATATCTTGTGGTGGATTAAATGTGTCCTCTTTATCGATTATCTTAAAGTTTCCGTTGTCAAGGTTTTTCTTCTTATATACTATTCTCTTGGTAGTCTTATAGTTAAAGTACAGCAATGTAGCAGTGTCCTTATTAAATAAGCTGTTGCTATAAAACTGAGAAGAACTATAATAATTATACCATGATTGACTGTACTTAGATATCTCTTCAAGTTGTTCATTTGTAAGTGTGGTGTCTATCTTTACAAGTTCTGTAATCGGAAGTGTCTTTATCTCTCCCCAGTAGAAGCAATCCTTAAAATTTGGATCTTCAGTGTAGCTATGAACTACATTTGCTGGATCAACATAGTCAATCTTAACTCCAGCTCCAGGAAGGAACATGTGCTTCACAACTCCAAATCCAAGGGTAGCTATGTCGTACCCTATCCTCTTTCTAGTCTCGTTATAATTGTTCTGCTCTAGGATTGTATTGATAGCCTCTTCCTCTGCTATCTCTATAGCTGGCTTGTACTTAAGCTCCATATAAAGAGCTAGTTCCTCGTCATTCTCTGGAAGTTCTTCTGGGTTTGTGTCGAATGCATCAACCCCTAAATTATTTTTTATATCGGTAAGTATGTCTTTTGACAACATATCTGCCTGTATCATATCCTGATACTTTGATTTCTTTTGTAGAGATATAGAGTCCTGAGCGTACGCCTTTACCTTAAACATTCTGTCATTCAATCCGTTAACAACTACGTCAACGAATTTAGGTATGATAGGCACTGGTGTCCAGTCTAGATTTAAGTGACTAAGATCGCCATCCACTGCCATTTCGTTTTTATACTTGGCAACAGACTGTTCTCCCCTAGCGTATAGTCTTAATCTATGAAAGTCTCCCCACTGGCTATAAAACCTAGAATTATTATTATCTTTTCTAAACCACTCGTACTGGATAGAATTTCCTATTTGAAGTCCATACTCGTAAGATTCTTTTTCTTTATCAGATGCAAACTGATCTGGAAATGATGTAGCAGGTATGTTTATTTTTACGTCTTTCATTTATATTATATATGTTTCCAGGTATTTCTGTTTAATATAGATTTTATATTGCTTCTTGAAACTCCGTAAATTTCAGCTAATTTTAAATAAGTATATTCTTTAGTTTTATACATTTTTCTAATAGATATTACATCTTCTTCACTTAGTTTTGCGGCAACATTGTCAGAACCTTTTCTTGCAGATCCTATCATTTTTTTACGAGTGTCTTCAGAAATAGTTTTACCGTATCTTGAACTTTTTTCTCCTTTATTAGCTTCTGACATTTTTATTCTTGTTTCCTTGCTCACAAATTTTCCTTTGTGAAATTCAGAAACTTTTCTCTTTTGTTCTTCAGAAATTATTTTACCTTTATTAGGAATACTCATTTTTAATTTAGATTCATCTGAATGAACTAATCCTAAGCAACCGTCTCCACCATCTGTTAAGTTACATAATGTACCTAATTTTAAATCGCTTCTACCATGAAGTTTTATAAATTCAATCTCCTTTTCTTTTATAAAATTATAGTCATCGTGTTCAAATAATATTTCTACTTCATAGTCAGTCTTATTAGCTATTTTATTCCAATGATCATTTCTACTTTTTTTTGAATTAGCTCTATAGTAATTACTATCTATTCCTATTCCTATGTAGAAAGGTATATTTTTGTCTAATCTAATATGTCTATATAAATATGCCACTTATGTTATAATTTCACTATATCTTCCATTATTATTATATCTCGCAAAGGTAATGCTTAATTTCGATTCTTTTTTTGCCACAGCATACACATTCTTTTGATTAGCCATTATAGCTAGTCCAGAACTGATTGCAGCATCAAACTTTGTTCTATTGTTTATGTCGAATTTTGACCACTCCTCTATAGTTCTGCTAAAGTACATGCTTCCCATCTCGTCTGAATCTCTGTATGTACCCTCTAGATCTAGTCCGACATATTTTTCTATGTACGACTCAATTGCAGCCGCGTGAGACTGCTTAACATCCTCAGATGAGTTAGGTATTCCACCGAGCTCTTTCTCTGTCTTAGAGAGGCTTGTAATGTGTTTATCAGGTCTGTTCATAGAGAAACCCCTGTATCCTCTATTCTTTAAGTGATACAGCAGCCTAGGCTTGTTGTTTTCAACAAGTATCGGCATTCCGTAGAACACGCACGCCATAAGAACCTCCTCAAAGAATATCTCTGCAGTCTGTGGTCTTGATATGTATTCCAGGAAGAAGTGGTTACTAGGTGCATCATCCATATTAAACTTGGTTAAACCGTGAAGCGATCCGTTAGATCCTCCTCCTCCAACTGTACCAGATATGTCATAAGGGTCACATCCGAACGCTCCAATATGGTCGTTACCTGGATACTTCATTCCGTTCTTATATATCACATTATTCTGTAGGCCATTATTTGGAATCCAGGATACCAAGAATCTTCCCCTTGAATCTGGTGTCCATACAACCCTTGTGTCCTTCTCTCCATTAAACCAACTGAATGATCCCCTTGTGAGAACCCTGTCCTTGATTAACGAGTCGTTGTAGTCTATCTGTTGGTATATCTTTGTAAGGTTGAATATAGAGGACTTACTCTCGTCCCTGAACGCGTGAGACTCTGTCCTTGAGAACTGTCTGTAGAACTCATTCAGCGCATCAGCATCGTTCTTTAAAGACTCGACCTCATTCTCCCAGTAGTCAACGGCTCCGATGTCTATCATTGATCCATCTATACTCTTAACTGGCTTTGCAGGAGTCTTGAATACTGGCATTCCATATAAATCTATGTACCCCTCAAAGTTCCACTCCATTGGTATATACAGAGAGTACATACCAGACTTGGTCTGGCCATTCTTATTTCTTGTTCCTATGTTTGAGTCCTCGTACAGCTTCTTGAAGTTAGATCCTCCCTTGGCCAGTGCATTAGGGGTTGATCCCATTAGGCACTTTCCAATGATCTTGCTACCTAACCTAAGGCACGTCTTTGTAACCCTCCAGTTATTTAAGATGTTATTTGGAGCTAGCCACTTACCGCTCTCGTCATGTATGAGTAGCTGTAATTTTTGTCCATCATACGAGTTGTCTCCAGTGTTACTCCAATCTATTGTTGTGTCAAGACCTTGTATATCTACGTCACCATCCTCGTACATATTCTTCTTTGTGATCTTTGAAGCTGGTATTCTAAATGCAAGCTCAGTCTTCGGCTTGTCCATACCATCCTGAATAGGTTTAAAAAAGAATGGGTAGTTATTTACAATAGGAACAACCTTGTCTGTAAACATAGTCTTTGCATCTGGACCAGTCTTGGACAGTATACCTAGTCTAGATTTCTTTGCCAGTGTGCCTAGGTTAGCTAATTCATTAGACCCCATAAAAGAGAATCCAGAACGTCTAATCTTTAGATAGATCATACCAAAGCACCTATTGTCAGCCTTGCACGCCTCCCAAAATATAAAGAATATTCTGTTAGCCTCCCTAAAGTCTGGGAGTCCGACATCTATCTTTGTCCACTGCAGGTACATATACTGTGACCCAGTTATGTAAGTGTCTACTCCGTTGTTTTTAAAGAAGAATCCGTTCTCTCTCCTATCAAACTCTCCCTCTATGTAGTCAACCCACTTAGACTTAAACTCCTTTGACGTGTTGTGCCACTGGAAAATAGATTTTATGCTTGATAGCTCTCTTGGATAGTCTGCTGGACTCCAGTACTGATTCTCTTTCTTTTCGTCCCTTTTATACACCTCTTTTGGGACGGATGGCAGAGCTATATTTAGACCGTTTATCTCATATATATCACCAATTGTTCCGTCCTTAGATATAACAACAAGGTCGTGCTTATCATCATATCCATAAACCCAAGACTTTGCCTTGTTCTTCATGTGTATGGTGTTAGCAGGTAAGAAATCGCTAATCTTTGTGTATAAGTTATTTTGATCTTTTTTCTGCAAATCCCTGTATTTTAGGTTCTGAAATCTTAACTTCTTCGCTTAACTTGTCGCTCTCTAGCTCTATTCTATTAAGTATCTGGAAGGCATCCTCTATAGCCAAGCGTTTTGTAGCGGCCGCATTCTTTAGTTTATCTGCAGAAAGGTCTGTGTCTAGTCCAGTTATAATCTCATCCTCTGCAACCTTTATAAGTTCGTTAACCGCCTTATAACCAGCTGCAATAATCTTTTGCTTTATTAAGTTGTGGTCCATTTTATTGAGATATCATTTGTAGCCATCCTGTATAACTTCTCTCCTTCTACATAGAATGGGTACTCACTATCTGGCTCAAACGAGATTTCATCTCCGATACTTAGACCTAGATCTAGTAAGTTTTGATTTATGTAGCTTATCGTACCCATCAGTGGCTCCTCGGAGCTGTTCTTATTTATTATAGACTCCTTTATCTTTGAAGGTTTTATAAAGCAGTACTTAGAGTGTGTATTCCAGACCCCGTCTTGCTTGTACATGAAGTACTGCTCGTCATCTATAAAGAACATATCATCCTTAAAGAAACTAGCTCCACTCCTCTCCACACCCTTCATGTCGTAGTACACCTTGAACACGTTGTGGTGGACTAAAAGTGTGTCTTTAACCTTTACTGGTCCTTCATATCCTATTGGTAAACTTACAACTTCTGCGTACCTATTTGAAGCCGTGTGGTCTTCCTTTGAAGTACTAGTTATAAAGTTTACACCTCCGATATCTTTTATATTGTCGTATCTTCGACCATCTAATGGACGAACGATAAACATACTAGGGGATCTCATTAAAAGTTTATATTATATTCTAAGGATACTGGCATATTTAAGTTGAACTCTTTCCAACGAAAAATTTCAGATTCTTTTTTTATCCATATACTTATTCCCCCAGTATTTTTATCTATAAGTATAGAGTCTATAACATAGGTCTTATCAAGAACCTCCTGACCAACTATGAAGTGCATAGCATCGCTCTTATAGTTTGGTCCTATCGATATCTTTCTAATGTCGTTCATTATGCTACTAAGTTTACAGAGTATGATAGCCATCCGCTTGCTGCCTTTTCATATATTAACTTTCCAGTTGTTATAGAAGAGCAATGAACTCTAAATCCTATTATAGCGGTAGTATAAGTACTGTTTAAAGTAGCTAATGATAGCGCGGTTGTCGTTGCATTTGTAGCTATATTTGATAAGGCAGATCCGTCTGCCATCAGATATTGTGCAGATGTTCCACCTGACTTTGCGATTGACTCAGCTACAAAAGGTTGATTTGTTATAAGTTGAGAACCACCGCCGTCTAATGTTAATGTAGCTCCATCCGCATCTATGATTAATTGAGATGAGGCTGAATATATGTAGTTTGTTATTAACGAATTTGCAACTACATCTCCTGCCTGATTTACGTTGAATTTATTAACTCCGTTTTTATTAACCTCAATAGGACTACCCGTTGATGATGTACCACTATCTATAACTAACCCCCTGTTTGAATTACCTAAGTTCATGTCTATAGAAGGAGTGCCGCTACCGTTACCGTAGATTTCTAATCCTATACCTAATTCGCTATAAGCTGATATAGCCCTTCCTATTTCTGAATAACCATATACGCCTATCCCCTCATCGCTATATCCATAAATACCTACTGCAGTTTCAGAGCTTCCAGTTATTGAATTTTCGTCAACAGTGCTAATTTGAATACCTACATCTGAAGTTGAGCCTGCTTGCGTTACTTCTTGCAAAGTAGGCATAGTTGAAGTAGACCCATCCGCCTTTAAGAATTGTGCAGATGTTCCTCCTGTTTTAATAAATGACTTTGCATTTATGTTTCCGTCATGGGTTACGTTAAATATATTTGAAGTTATTCCTCCTATAATTTTATCTCCAGAAAATAAATGACCAGCCGCACTATCCTTGCTTCTTGCTAGAAAACCTTTAGAAGATAAAGACCCCGTTTCCATTTGAGCTACAAATCCTACATTATCAGCTCCAGTCATATTGGTAACAAAACCAAATGGAGAGCCATTAGAATCTGGACTCTGTCCGTTTAAAACTGCTTTAAAAGCATCTGGAGCTCCTTCAATTCCTGGTCCAACTGTTGTTTGTAAAGGTATTGTTACTAATACTCCATTTTGGTAAACAGTAGATTGGTTTTCTAGTGTAATATCAATTCCTTTCGCTACAGTCGTAGGAACTACTATTGTGTTTCCTACATTTACTACGTCTTGTAATGATGTAAGCCCCTTGAACAAGGTGTTTATGTCCCCTATTAAAAAATTCTTAGTTGACTCACCAGTTCCATTAATGTCAGTTCCTATTAATAAGTCTTCAAGTCCTGGTGGTGATGCTTCTGTATACTGGCTAATTTTCGTCATTTGTTATTTCTCCTGTTTGTAAGTTTATGTTTACCTTTCCGTAGGTATCTAGTAATTTTTTTTCTTGCTCTTTAAAGTCAGTAGACGCCAGCTCAAGTTTATTGAACACATCCTCTTTAAATATGTTTATTTTTTTTATTTCAATCTCAGCCTCTGCTAACTTATTTTTTAATGAGTTAAATTCTGAGTTTACTCTTTTTAAATTCTCTAATTCTTGTTCTGTTACTTTTTTCATTTGATTTTTTTACAAAGGTAATGATTTTATTTATTATAAAAAGTTCTTGTTTCAAAATTAAAGTAAGGATTTTCCATTACTTCAGTTCTTAACTCTTCTATTGCTATTTGATCTTCGCTTAAAATTGAAATGTCTAGTGTTGCAAATAACTCTTTTCCCTCTATGTCAACTATAGTATATATCATATTAATTTTTTATTTTTACTGACCTTAAAATTAAAGTATCTGCAATAGATCCTAAAAATGCTGAAATAAATATATAATTATCTACAGCAGTATTGAATGCAATAGCAGTATCAGAAGCAGATACAACGTTTTCGTCTGATACTATTGAAGCTGTTGTACTTGTTACATATATATTTCCTGCATTAAATACTGGATTTCTTGTCATTACCATTGATAAAGTTGAGGCAGCAGGTTGAACAACAGCAATAGTTGTAGAGGTTGCAAAATTATTAGTAGAATTAATTCTAATTTTTAAATTAAAAAGCCCTGCAGTTCCAACTTTTGAAACTCTTAATTTTATATTTATCCCTGCACTTGACGGCAATGTATTTGCTGGAATTAAATAAGATATTAAACTTGTTTCGGTTAGCGTTCCTGTTACTGATGTATTAGGAGCACTATTTACAATAGATTTTACAGTTGAATTTAGTTGAGTCTGTACTCCACTTGTAACCCCTTTTAAATAAGTTAATTCAAATGGGCTTGCATAATAAGTTGTTTCAAGACCGCTAACAGTTCCCGCTGAGCTAACGCTCAATATTAATTCGCTGCCAGTAGCTGGGATTATTAAGTTAGAACCAAATGTTTTTGATCCAGCAAATGTCTGAGCCCCTGTTGTAACCAAGCCTTTTTGAGTGGCACTGGCATTTGGAACTAAATCTTCAGCAAGTGAATGCTCCCATAAGCTATCAGCATCATTCCAATATAGTATCTCATTGTTTAGAGCATCTACATTCTCTACGTCTGCTAAATCTCTTAAGTATATATTTGGCAACACAGCTGTAGGTATAGCCGCAGTACTTCTAACTGGGTTTAAACCTCCAAACTGAAATTTATATGTTGGATTCGACCCAACTGGACTTGTCAACCTATTCGCGTAGTACTTCAATACAACTCTGTCAGTGTCTAAAAACACTCCGTCATTCCACAGTGCGGTTGCTGAAAACTCAACGTATCCACCATTTATTACTGGCAACGTGTTGTCAGACTGTGTTATAAATGTTTCAACTCCTAATGACGTTCTTTTATAGACTCTAAAGAAGAACTCCGCCTGTCCAGTGCCATCGGTACGTGATATATTTCCAATTGTTGTAATATTAAATATTCCAGGGTTTCCTGATATAATATTTGCATCTGAAATTAATGAGCCTACTAGTTGGGCTGTTGTTGTAATCGGCCCTGTTGATACGTCAACCGCTACGGTATTAAATCTAGAGTCAGATATATTTCTAACCAATACAGTATATCCACTTATATCTGAAGCAGTTGTTGTTGCGTATAAGTCTAATGTAGATGGCAGATCTGCCGATGTCAAATAAACACTGTTATCAACTGATCCGTCCGCCTTTAAGAACTGCGTAACCTGACCTCCAATTTTTATAAACTTATTAGCCAGAACATCTCCATCGTGATATACCGCGAATGAAACATCTGAATTTTGGTCTAGAATACCGATAGGATATCCTGTAGGCTCCGAATTATAAGTGTTGATAATTATACCATTAGCGGCGCCAGCAAGATTTATTGTTAAACCAGTCTGTTCATTTATGCCATCTATAATTATTGGATTGGTAGTCGTGCTGCCTAAGTTAGTAACTTGCTGTAAGTTCTGGTCGCCAGTGTTTGTTCCACTTGTGTTACCTATTGTTATTAACTGAGAATCAGTTACATACCTCTTATTTAATGAGTCAGCTATGTCTGCAGTTGTGGCGTCTTGGCCAGCAGTAACTAAACCCTTTGAGTCGTACGTTATCTTTGTCTTTGTTGCAGCTACTATCGGTGAGTTAGGAGCTAATACATCTGCTGTAGTTGCTATTGTGTAGTTACCAGATAATTTATTTGGAAACTCTAATACAATTCCACCGTTTATTACGTTTGTATTTCTAAACTCAGACTCTGCAACTCCATTACTAATACCAATAATTCCATCTGCCCCCATAAATGCATATGCGCCAGTAGTCTTATTCTGTGTACCTACGTCCTGTGGCTCAACTATACTAAAATATTGAGTAGAGTCAACTGTTATTGAATTTGTTGTTGTAGATCCTACGTCTGTAACCTGTTGAAGATTCTGAGGATCTC